CTTTTTCACACGCGTGGTGTTTTTTAACCCATTTGGGGGAGAGGGGCCCGCTGGGGCTTTGTTTTTAAGATTTTTTAGGAAATAAGGACGTTTTTATGCCGAAATTCGAGACGGAATCCGAGCGCGCAATCGACCGTATAAAGCGCTACATCACGAAAATCCTCCGTGATGCAGGCGCCTATGACGCCACGCTCGGCTACCAGATCGAGCTGGTGGCGACTGACATCTACCTGTTCCGCTCTATAAGGAGGTCTCTCTTTGATTCCCTCGACAAGCAGATGACCATCAAAGAGGAGAGTCGGGAGGGGAAGCCGAGGCTCAAGCCGAATCCGATGATCTTCCAGCTGCGCGAGCAATCGAAGGTCGTGGCGAAGAACCTGGACGCGCTCCTGATGAATGTCAAGTCGAAGAAGGACCGGAAGCAGGCGGAGGACTCGCTGAGCGAGTTCATGAAGGCGATGTCTGACGATGACGAGAAATGACCGATGAGGAGAAAGAAGGGCTGCGACGCCTGAAGGAAAACGTGTCACGCCGGCTCCAGGAGTCGGCGGTGATGCTGTGCTCGGTCCATCAGACGGCGCTCTTCGAAACCGACAAGCGAATCGGGGACTATGTCACCGAGGTCATCTGGAATCCGGAGAAGCACAACCTCTATGAGATTCTCGGGGTAAACCGGTTCTTCTATCTTCTAAGTAAATATGAGTGGCGCCCTGGGAAGGTGCGCCACTTCTTCAAATTCTACGAGGCGCTGCGCTTTTCCGGCGTGGATCACCGGCGCCGGTACAAGCTGACGCCTATTCAGGCGTTCATCTTCGGCAACATCTTCGGATTCTACAACGCCGAGGGGTTGAGGCTCATCCGCGACGTCTATCTCTTCGTTCCACGAAAATTCTCGAAGACCACCTCGGTGGCATCCCTGGCCATCTACGACATGCTGTTCGGCGACAGCAACGCGCAGGCCTACGTCGGCGCGAATTCCTATTCCCAGGCGAAGATATGCTTTGACGAGATCCGCGCCATCATGAGGGATATCGACCCTTCCGGAATGGCCATCCAGGTGAACCGCGAGCAGATCTTCTTCAAGCAGGGCGGGCGGGATTCGTTCATCCGTTGCCTGGCGTCGAACGCGAAGACGCTCGATGGTCTGAGCGCATCGCTCGTCATCATGGACGAGTACGCCCAGGCGAGGGACACCGCGTCCCATTCCGGCGCCGACCTGAAGAACGTCCTCACCTCGTCCATGGGCGCGCGGCGCCAGCCTCTGACCGTCGTCTGCACGACGGCCTCAGAGGTCATCGACGGGCCCTTCGCCCGCGAGTTGGACGGCGTGATGCAGGTCCTTCGCGGCGAGATGGAGAACGACAGCATCTATGCAGCCCTCTTCCTTCCGGACGTGGACGACGAGGAGGGAGATCCGAAGACCTGGAGGAAGGTGCAGCCGCATCTCGGCGTGACCGTCCGCGAGGATTTCTATCAGAAGGAATGGGCGAACGCGCAGCTCTCCGCCGATAACCGGATGGTCTTCCGGACGAAGCTGCTGAATATCTTCGCCATCAGTGAGCGGGCCGCGTGGATCACCCCGAAGGTGATATCGAAGGCGACCAGGAAAATGGACCTGAGCGGATTCCTGGGGAGGCCTCCGGCGATGTGTGCCATCGACCTTTCCGAGAGCGACGACTTCTCCGCCGTCGGTTTCAGTGTCTATGATTCCGCCCAGAAGTCGTACTATTTCGTCGTGAAATACTTCTTCCCCGAAGGCGCCCTGGAAGGGCATCCGAACGAGCGCCTGTACAGGATCTGGGCGGAGCAGGGGTGGCTCACCCTCACGCCGGGTGACGTCATCGACTACAAGGTCATCGTCAACTGCGTCCTCGATGCGAACAAGTATCTGCAAATACTGTCAATCGGATTCGACCCGTGGAAGAGTCAGGAGGTCGTGAATATGCTTGCTGCCGCCGGCGCCAAGAATGTCCTGAAGCCGATCCGTCAGACCTATGGCTATTTCACGGCACCGGTGCAGTCCTTCGAGCATGGAATCAAGACCGGCAGGATATTCCTGGATGAGAATCCCATCAATGCGTTCTGCTTCGGGAACGCCGTCCTGGACGAAGACAATCTCGAGAACAAGAAACCGATCAAGCGCTCTCCGGATCGGAAGATTGACGGCACGATCGTTTCCCTGATGTGCCTCCGGCAGTTCATCGACTACGAGCGGTAGGGTACCATTTGAGGCTTTGTGCGCGGATTGTAGGTAAACATCCACACGCATGAGCCTATTCACGCGCATATTCAGCCGCAGGGCGGCCGTCCGGCGGGAGTCGGATGGCGAGAAGAGGCAGCCCCCGACTCCTCGGGAGGGCGGCATCCTCTGGCCTTTGTACCCCAGTACCGCCCTCTGCGTAGCAACCGTCTATCGCTGCGTCAAGCTCCTGTCGGAGAGTGTCGCCGCCCTGCCTGTCCAGGTCATGCGCCGCAGAGGCGGTATTTTCGTCGATGATCCGGACAGCCGTCTCCCTTTCCTGCTGAACGTTCAGCCGAACGAGTTCATGAGTGCCTTCGACCTGTGGCAGCAGGGGCTCCAGCAGGTGTTCCTGAGGGGAAACGCATATATCGTTCCTGTCTACTCCGAAACCAATCTGGATTTCGAACGTTTTGTCCTCTGCACGCCTGCCTCCGTCGCTCACGACACCCAGCTCGGAATCTATGTCATCAATGACACGGTGAACGGAATCCAGGGGACGTTCCACGAGAACGAGGTCATCCACCTCAAGGGGATGACTTTCGGCGACCAGAGGAACGGTGTCTCCGTCCTGGAGTTCGCCCGCCTTACGGCCGACATCGCCCAGGCCGGCGATCGCGAGACGTTCGACCGCTTCCGCAACGGCGGTAACGTCCGCGGCCTGGTTGGCAACGACACCTCCGTCCGCGGCTTCGGCGAATATCAGGACAAGGAGCTCGAGAAGACGGCGTCGGACCTCGATGATCAATTCCATGGCGGCAAGCATATCGTGAGCCTCCCCGGCCAGGTCGACTTCAAACAGCTGTCGATGACATCCGCCGACCTGCAGTTCCTGGAGTCCCGCAAGTTCACCGTCCGCGAGATCTGCCGATTCTTCGGTGTCCCGCCGTCCTTTGTGTTCGACGACTCTTCCAACAATTACAAGAGCGCCGAGATGGCGAACGTCGCCTTCCTGTCCAATACCCTGGAGCCGCTTCTCCGGAGCATCGAGAGCGAGCTTCAGAGGAAGCTCTTCCTCCCTTCCCAGTACGGCCGGAGGAGGGTCCGCTTCGACCGCCGCGGACTGTACGCCTGCGACCTGGACAGCCGGGTGAAGTATCAGGCTGCGACCATCGCCGCCGGCCTTTATACCGTCAACGAGTGGCGTGCCGAAGAGAACAAGCCCGCCGTCGAGGGCGGCGACAAGGTCCTCGTGTCCGCAAACCTCAAGGGCATCGACGAGCTGACCGCCGCACCTGCTGAACCCCAAAACCCAGAAACCAATGAAGAATAAGACCCAAGAGATCCGCCGGGAACTGCTGACCGTTTGTGCGGATCTGCACGTCCGGGAAGCCGGCGAGGGCGAAGCCCCCAGCCGGACGATCGTCGGCCGGGCCATCCTCTTCAACGTTCCGTCCAGGCCCCTCTGGTCGGACGAGGACGAGGAGGCCGTCGAGGTCATCGCCCCCGAGGCAATCACCCGGGAGGTCCTGGACGCCTGCGACATCAAGATGACCATGTTCCACGACCGGCAGCTCATCCTCGCCCGTTCCAAGAAGGGCAAGGGAACGCTGTCCTATGAGGTGGACGACAAGGGCGTCACCTTCTCCTTCGAGGCCCCGAACACCGTGGACGGAGACAAGGCTCTGGAGCTGGTGCGCCGCGGTGATCTCGCCGGCTGTTCGTTCATGTTCTCTACCCACTACTGGGACGAGGGATTCGTCTCCCGTTCCGTGGAGATCCGTGACGAGAAGACCTACATCACCTACACGGTGCGCCAGGTCACCGGCATCTACGACTTCACCCTCGCCGCGGATCCTTTCTATGAGGGGACCGAGGTGGACACCCGGGAAATCCGGGAAGCCTCCAAACCCGAGCCTCCGAAGGATGGGCCCAAGGGCGACGATGAGAAAATCAAGGAGCAGCTCCGCGAAATGCGTCGCGCTGCATCGGATAAAATTTTTGTTTAACCCTAAGTTTTTCAGTCTATGAAGAAAAACCCCATCAACGTTCGTGAGCTGGTTCAGAGGTACCAGGCGAACTGCGATCGCATCAACGAAATCGCTGATGCTTGCGAGACCGAGAAGCGCGAACGCTCCGAGGCAGAGAACGTGGAGTACGAGGCCCTGACTCGGGAGAACAAGCTGATCGGCATGCGGGTCCAGGCGGCTGCCGCCGAGAACCTCCGCGAGAACCCCGACGTCGGGAAGGACATGGACACCCAGGTCCGTGAGCTCCTGTACTCCGGCAAGACCGCGACCATCCGTCTCATGCGCGAGGTCACCCCTCAGACCACCGTGGCCCTCGCCAACACTGGCATCATCCCGACCGTCCAGCAGGAGATGCTGAAGCCCCTCCGCGCCGGTCTCATCTGGGACAAGGTCGGCATCAACATCCGCACCGGCCTCGTCGGCACCCTCCGCTGGCCCACGCACAGCAAGGCTGTGGCCGCTTGGAAGGATGAGGCTGCTGAGCTCACCGACTCCAGCATCAACTTCAACAAGCTCGAGATGACCGGTGACCGTCTCGGTATCGCCATCCCGGTCACGAAGGAAGAGCTGGACAACAGTGTCGGCATCGTGGAAGGCGTCATCCGCGAGGAGATGCCTCTGGCTATCGCCGACGCCATCAACGCCGTCCTGTTCAACCCGTCGAACGCGAAGTCCCCGTTCTATGGCGCCGGCACCAGCGGCAAGGCTGCCAAGGTCACCATCACCCCAGCCGCCCCGACCCGGAAGCAGCTGCTGGAGATGAAGGCCGCCGTGCTCGGTTCCGGCATTCGTCCCGTCGCCCCGTGCTGGGTCATGTCCGAGGCTATGAAGGTAATCCTCGAGGATACCAAGGTGGACGCCGGCTCCGGCCGCTTCGTTTGCGAGAACGATCACATCCTCGGCTACCCGGTCTTCACGACCCCGACCATCGGCAACGACAAGATCGGCTTCGGTGACTTCTCCTACCAGGCAGCCGGCTTCTTCGGAGGCATGGAC